GCCCGGGTGACCAAGGAACGCGATTTTTTAAGAGACGCGGCAGCGTACTTTGCCAAGGAGTCATCGAGCGGTACACGGTGATCCAGCGCTGTCGCAACGAGTAGACGTGATGCTTCGAGATGCCCGGTAGCAGGGCCTCAGACATGGACTCGAGAGTCTCCTTACCCAGCGGCTTTAGCGTTACTGCTCCAGTCTTCGTGTCTTTGGTTTGCTCGAAATACCGGATGACAATCGTGTCCATGACGTCCTTGGAGTTTTAAAGGGGGCAATATGCCATAGAGCTGCGGGAACCGCAGCTGCCGGGTGCTATGCCTAGTGTTGGAGGCGGTTTGGAGGCGGAGTACGCGAATGGCCTTGCTGTTGTCTTTTCGGAAGTTGGCGATGGTTTGAAATTGGGTATCAAGCGGCTGGTTAGCCGCCGGCGCTGGCATACCGTTGCCGGTTCGTTATGCCGTACAGTGTCACCACCCCTCACAAGGAGCGTATCCAATGAAAGACTCCGCGGCGATCACCGCCGCCAATCAGTTCTTCGATGACCTGGTCGCTCTGGCCGATCCCGACCACCAGCTGCCGCTGCTGCGCCCCCAGGTCGAGGACTTCCGCTGGGAGACCCTGAACCACAGCGGCCACCCGATGACGCGCAATCAGCTGCACGGATTCCTCAGTGGGCTGATGGTCGCCGGGACTCTGTCGCCGGAACAGATCCACGCGCTGAGCCAACGCCTAAACCAGGGCCACGCTGCCGGCTGGATGTAGTCGCCAACCTCGTCGGGATGACCCATACAGGCACCCACGCGCCGCAACCTGCCGCCATCGCCGGACGGCCTGTTCCCTGAGAGTCTGTCACCTGCATTGCCAGGGTGGCCTGAGCGTGTAGAATCCCGCGCCCCAAAATCAGGAGACAGAACGTTGGTGATTCATTACTCCGCCTCCAATGGCAATG